GTGTTATCGACGGAACATGATCATCACCGTCGGACTTTCCCATCACCTTATGCTGGCCAAAGAACAGGCCGGTATTTAGGTAATTGATCTGCCATGGAGTAGAGCTCTTGTTTAAAGGAAACAGGATACTCGTGCTATTCACATTTAGATATTCGTGATGCACATAGGCCTTACCAACAGACATGTTGAGGCCGACAGATCGTCCAATGTCGATATGGTTCTCCCATAACTCGACAGGACCCGCGTAAACCATGTCATCGCCGTTAATCAAAACATGGCGAAGTCGCTCCTCAGTTGTCCATTTAGACTGCAACATCCTCATGTTTAGCAGATAGACTCCGAGATTAGCGAGACATAGTACCGGAAAGGAAAGTATCGATCCCATCAGTTGACCTGAGGTCATACTGCCCCTCATCACAATTGGGTGTCCCGAAATCCAAGGGCATTCGTGATCACGTGAATCAGGGTAGTATAGGTCATGAGGTCCGAGTACTTGCAGCGCAAGAGCCTGCCATTCAGCTGAAAGACCGCTGATAATGTACCGGAATATTCTCCCAGAGTAGCGCCACGAAAGACCGTCGGTCGCTGCTGAGTAGTCAATGGAAAACCATTTCCATTCCTTCTCCGCCTTCTCCTTAAGATCTATGAGATCAGTAGGACACAATGGTTTGCCGATCAATCGGAAACAATCCATCGTTCTCATACAGGAGTGCATAGCCTTTTGAATCGGCCGTGCTGCGTAATAGGGAAGAGCCTCACCTTTACTGATGATGCGAACCTTCATTGGTTCAAGAATCGCCTGAATCGTGCAGCGCAGACGTCTGGAATTGTCTGCCTGCTGTGTTCGAAACAGCGATTTCCACTGGTCGCCTCCAACAGGAGTGCGAATCTCGCGAACATGGTCAGAAATCCTGCCATTCAAGTAAACGCGAGCGTGGTACTCCATGCTGACAAGTTCGTCAGCTAACAGAGCCTGGTCACCCAGAGCTAAGTTACGGAGATATTGATGCTGTCCGCCTAGAGATCGCTTCTCTTCAAAGCATGCGGATAGAGAGGTTCGCCCCTCTTCAACTCGAGCTAAAGGAACTTGAGTTGTTATAGCATCTCTCACACGGTTTAGAACCGAAATGAACGCCTGATCGGTAAAGATACAATCGATCACATGTGGGTCACCTGCATCCGGAGATGTCAGGGCCTTTAAATGGGCGTCATAGGACTTTTCGATAATGTCCTGTGAGGCAGGTAGCGTACAACGCTTAGCCTGCAACCACGAGTACCAGAGGTGGGTGTTGCGACGACAAAAAGAAACAAGTCGTTGCCGCATCCATGCTCTCAGGCCTCCAGACGGACAGAAAATCACGTCAGGAGGAGGAGGAAGATCGTTACGAAGATACTTCGAGAGAGGGTAGGCAAGCGTCCATTTGGCACGCTTCAACCAGACCGTCTCGTCTAGGGAAGAATCTAAGTAGGAGCCAAGCTGGTTCTCCAGCTGACTCCGGATCTCTGAACTCGCACCATGATGTGCCAAAATGAGTTCGAGACCACGATAAAGAGCTTTCGTCAGTGGTGCTGCATCAAAAGAGATTGCAGTCTTTTCCAAAATACCACCCGGCGACGACTTCCGAGCAGTATGTCGATCACTCGATCGACCGCTGTTACCGGAACGAGTTCTACTTTTAACGGTAGACGTATGGGGCATTCCGAT